TTTAATTATGGCTCAAATTGTCCTACCCCTATATACAGCGGGTGTGATGATATAGGCACAATTACGTCGTCGGATGCGAGCGCCACACCTGTGCTATCCGGTACTGCCACAATGGGCAGTTGGATAGAAATACCATCCGCAACAACAACATCTAGGGAGTATGGGGCAATAGGGATGATGCTAATGGGTGAGGATGATAATAATCACGGCACTCAAGGGGGGAAGGTCGAGGCTGGCATAGGTAGCGCAGCAATAGACCTTAGACAAACAAGCAGATCATCATCCAATGAAAGCGTTGGGTTCGGGCCTCATCATGCCCTGTTTAGAAAAATTCCCTCTGGAACACAGTTACAGGCTAGGGCTGAATATTCCTCGACAGCAAGAGACAATCAAGTAGCATTTTACGGATATTACTAATGGCTATATCAGAACACGCAGCAAACTCGCAAACAGTTGGCACAACCGAACACAGTTTGACTACGGACACAGCAGGGCCGGACGTTGACACAACGGATGGCGTTTATCAGGTATTTATTGACTTTAACGCGCTTGCTGATGGGGATGTGTTTGAGGTTAAGTTTTACGAGAAAGTGCAAAGCTCTGACACCCAAAGATGTTTTTGGACTGCCGCAGTAGCACACGATCAGGGCGCTTGTGAAAATTGGGTTAGTCCGTCAATGGTGTTAATGCATGGATGGGATGTGACGCTGGAAAAATTATCGGGCACAGACAGGGCTATAACGTGGTCAGTCCGAAAGGTCGCTTAGGTGTGGTTTTTTCAACCCCTATTACCAGCAGCGGAGCAACTAAGCGGCGCGGCTCCGACATCGGTACTCTTCCGACACTTCGGCAACGATTGGAACTATACAACTATGCGTAAAAATGTAGCCTCTCAAAAAGTGGCTTTTCAGATGATTAGTACGACTGATCTAAGTGATGTGACCTCCGGCACTCCGGCGGTTTACTATACAATAGACGGTGGAGCGCAAGGAACGGGCGCAGGTGCGTCGGTTCACGAAGGTAATGGACAATGGACATACACTCCGGCACAAGCTGAAACGAATGGCGATCACGTTGTGTTCACAATGGTCTTATCGGGGGCGGTTAGTGATAAGGTGAACGTATGGCCTGTTAGCTTTGATCCGACTGATTCAGTCAGAATGGGTGTAACAGCATTACCTAACGCAGCAGCAGACGCAGCGGGAGGATTGCCTGTAAGTGATGCTGGTGGGTTAGATCTGGATGGGCGACTTGACGCAGCTATATCATCACGGAATGCGACCACACCACCAACAGCCGCACAGAACAGGGCGGAAATGGACAGTAATAGCACAAAACTTATTGCAATAGTCGAAGACACAAACGAATTACAAACAAACCAAGGTGCTTGGGCAACAGCGACAGGATTTAGCACTCACACCGCAGCCGATGTATGGACAGTCAGTACTCGAACACTATCAAGCTTTGGGACATTAATTGCTGATATATGGGCAAGCGTATCAAGGACACTAACAGCAGGAACTAAAGATTCAGAGATTGACGCGATTAAGGCCGTGACAGACCAACAAGCCAAAGCGGTGATAAACGGCACAGTTGGGAGTGGATCAACTACAACGAACATTGTAAGCGGCCTCACAACGACGACAGATAGCCTAAACGGAAAGATAGTGACCTTCGATAAGGACACGACCACAGCAGCGCTGAGAGGTCAGAGCACAGATATCACGGATACAGATGCAAGTGGAAATCTTACGGTGACGGCCTTAACCGCAGCACCGGCCAGCGGCGACACATACCAAGTAACTTAATGTGCCTACAACTAGACTCACTACATCAGGCTACGGAGGCAGGCCGTATAATTTAGCGTTATTCCAAGGAAGGGAAGAGGTGGAGGTTATAGCGGTTGACCAGGTAACAGGTGGTTATGAAAACCATCCTTTCCTAAGACAACCAAAGAAAGAGAAAAAGCGGCAAGCGGTTGAAGTTGTTTCACCAGTAATCGAGGTCAAGGTCGATAAACGCCGAAAACCCAAAGTAGAGAAACAAGAACAAGCCACAGAGCGACTAAACCTCACAGAGACATATAAGCAAGAATTCACCGATGCTTACTTCCAAGAATCCATTACTGAACACCTAAAAGGCGAGGCCAGAGATGAAGCTGAACGAGAACTTAAACGCAAGAGGAGAAACAGGGCAGTAGCCTTGTTGTTATTACATTAGTAGTACTAGTACAAGTAAGAATATGTTTACTTGTACTAGTCCTCTTTAATTACTAATCATGAACATACGAGAAACAACCCACTAACGGAGGTATGGAGCAATGCTGAATAAAGATGAATGTAACCATGAGTGGGCATACTTTTATAGCGAGGTTAATGACGGTAAGGACATCTATCACCCTTCAAAAGAGGCGGGAAGAATATGTGAGCATTGCGAGATCATGCTGATGAAGGTTGATGGGAGGTATGTAGACCCATTAAACCACAAGTTTAAATGTAGCGTAGAGAACGGCGAGATTGGCGGCGTAGAAACAGTGAGTAGAATACATTAACCTTTTGCGGTGATCTATGAGACCAACCAACTACACTCCAGAACTACTAGAAGCGGCTAGAGATTACATAACCTCTTGTGAAGCTGATAACACAGCGGGCAACTTGCCAAGCGTCGTTGGTTTGTGTAGAAAATTAAAGATAAGTAGATCAATAGCTTACGATTGGGCGAAGGATAAGGATAAAGAGTTTTCGGACATCTTAGAGGAAGTAAGCCAAATGCAGGAAGAGATGTTGATTAAATTTGGTCTAACAGGAACATACAATTCAACTATCACAAAGCTAATGCTAACTAAGCATGGGTACTCTGATAAACAAGAAGTCGACAACAATATCAGTGGAGGCGTTGAGTTTACTAGCATCACTAGAACAATTCTAAATGACAAATCTTAATATCATCACAGCACCGATATTTAAGTCGTTACTAGAACCAGCAAGATACAAAGGCGCTCATGGAGGAAGAGGAAGTGGTAAGTCTCATTTCTTCGCAGAGCTACTAATCGAGGAAAACATAAACAACAAGCTGGATAGCGTTTGTCTTCGTGAAATACAGAAGTCGCTTGAGTTTTCAGTTAAGAAGTTATTAGAGCAGACAATACAAAAACTCAACGCTGGCGCTTACTTTGAAGTACAGGATAAGCGGATACTCACCAGGAATGGCGGCCACATTATCTTTGAAGGCTTGCAGAACCACACGGCGGATTCTATTAAGTCATTAGAAGGATTTGATAGGGCTTGGGTAGAAGAGGCGCAAAGTTTGTCTCAACGCTCATTAGACATACTCAGGCCGACAATCAGAAAGAAAGACTCTGAAATGTGGTTCAGTTGGAACCCTAAAAGTGAGGATGATCCAGTTGATGTTCTGTTGCGAGGCGAATCACCTCCTCCAGGCGCTCAAGTGGTACGGGCCAATTACTCCGATAACCCCTGGTTACCTGACGAGCTAAAGAATGAGCTTGAATACGACAGAAAACGGGACTTTGACAAGTTTCAGCATATTTGGATGGGTGAATATCAAACATCATCCGAATCACGAGTATTTAAGAACTGGATAGTAGAAGAGTTTGATAGGCCAGAAGGGACAATTTACAGGATGGGCGCTGATTGGGGTTACTCAGTAGATCCAAGTGTATTAGTTCGATGCTCTGTTGAAGGGAATCGACTTTACATCGATCAAGAGGCTTACATGGTTGGCTGTGAGATTGTGAACTTACCAGATTTGTTTGATCGCGTTGAAGAATCAAGAAAGTGGTTTATCACCGCAGATTCGGCAAGACCAGAGACAATCAGTTATATGAGAAGTCATGGCTACCCAAAGATTAATAAAGCAGCGAAGGGCAAAGGTTCGATTGAAGACGGTATAGCGTTCCTCCAATCATTCGACATTGTTGTACATCCGCGATGCAAGCACACGATTGATGAGCTTGGTTCGTACAGTTACAAAACAGACCCATTGACCGATCAAGTATTACCCATTCTCGAAGACAAGAACAATCACGTTATTGATTCACTCCGTTATGCCTGTGAAGGGATACGAAAAGCGAAGAAGCCTAAAAATGAGAAGAAAACTAAACGACGAGTTATGGAGCGCACTGGCGCAGGATGGATGGCAGCTTAATGGCTAACGAAAAAGACATAATTGCCGACGCTAAAGAGCAGTATAAACTTGCTCAAGAGGCTGATAAGGATAACCACGACGCAGCCAAGAAAGCATTACGGTTTCGTGCCTTGCAGCAATGGGATGAAGCGGTTAAAAAGAACCGTGAAAGCGATCCAGATGGCCCTAGACCTTGCTTAACACTTGATAAGACTAATCAGTACATTAGGCAGATATGCAACGACCAGAGACAAAACAGACCGGCTATTCTAGTACGTCCTGTTGATGACTATTCCGACATAGAGACAGCGAAAGTCTATAAGGGGATTATTCGCCATATCGAGGACAGGTCTAATGCTGACTTAGCCTACGATACGGCTTTTGAACATGCTGTCGATGGTGGTTTCGGGTATTGGAGGATATTAGCCGAATATTCAGACCCCTTGTCGTTCGATCAAGAGCTGCTAATTAAGCGCATACGCAATCGATTCTCCGTCACATGCGATCCAATGGGCGTGTGTCCGGCTGGCTCTGATAAGGAATACTGGTTTATTGCCGAGGAGCTTAACGAGAAGGAGTTCAAGAAAGACTACCCCGACGCTAGTCCTATCAATTGGGATTTTGTGCAAGACGAGCAGCGTATCTGGCTTAACGATAAGAAGATCACAATCGCAGAGTATTACTGTTATGACAGCGAGAACGTCAATATTTTGTTACTGGATGACGGATCAGTAGTTACACAGTCTGAATGGGATAAAGATATAGAGGATTTGTACTATCTTGATCCCATGACGCAAGCAATGGTCAAAAAGGAAGTGGTTAGAGAGCGTGAAACCGAAAAGCGTACCGTTCAATGGTACAAGCTCAACAATCAGGAAGTATTAGACCATAGAGAGTTACCTGGACAGTGGATTCCAATGGTTCAGGTTATTGGCAACGAATTAGACATAGAAGGCAAGTTACACAAGACTGGTGCCGTTAATCAGGCTGTTATGGACGGCCAGAACATGTACAACTATTCCGCGTCTGCTTATGTAGAGCAAGTGGCACTCCAACCTAAAGCCCCGTATATCGCCGCTGACGAACAGATAGAAGACTACGAGGATGATTGGTCGCAAGCCAATGTTAGAAACTTAGCTGTATTGAAATACAAAGCTGTGACAGAGGACGGGCGATTATTACCTGCGCCACAACGACAAGCACCGCCACAAGTCGCAGTCGGTTGGGCCGCACAATTACAGAACTTTGAGCACGATATCCGTTCTGCCTTTGGTATGTATCGGGAGTCACTAGGCGACGAAGGGCAAGCCAAGTCTGGCCGAGCTTTGTTGATGAAGCAGCGAGAGGCTGATTCTAATGTGTTCCATTATATTGATAACCTGTCCCGCTCTATCTCCCATACTGGTCGGATACTGGTTGATTACATTCCGAGTTACTACGATACCGCGAAAGTAGCTCGCATCTTAGGTGATGACTACACACCGGAAATGATTGAACTTAATCCTGAACAGGAAGAGTCATTCCTTGAGTACAAGGATAACGAGGGCAAAACCCGGAAGTCTTACAACCTGTCAGTGGGTAAATTTGATGTCACAGTCGAAACCGGCCCAAGTCATTCCACTAAGAGACAAGAGGCTGTCGATGCGCTTACGCAAATGTCTCAATCCAACCCTGATTTACTGTCCATTATTGGCGACATTATGTTCAGAAATATGGATTGGCATGGCGCAGAGGAAGTGGCTGAACGACTCAAGAAAATGCTACCACCTGAATTACAAGATTCACCAGAGAACGAAGAGGGGATGGAGATACCACCTCAGATCATCCAGATGCAAACACAGCTCGAACAAATGGCCGCAGAGTTACAAGAACGCGAGCAGGCGATAGCACAAGCAGAGGGTATGATTAAAGGGGATATTGCCAAAGCTGAGAAGGCGGCTATGAACGCTAAGTCTGAGGTCGAGAAAGTGAAACACGAGCAAGAGGTGTTAGCGCTCAAGAAACAGTTAGCCGGAAAGGATATTGAGGGTGAGGTGGCGGATATTAAGGAAGCGACCTTAAAGCTGTCTGTGATGAAAGACGACTTGGAGGACAAGATTACGGAGATTCAAGAGCACAATATTACCACTGAGTCTGTTATGAATCTGGTCGAGAAGATGAACATCGATAGCTCTAACGTCATGTCAATTGTAGCTGCGGCGATGGAGCAGATGCAGGCACCCAAAAAGACTACGCTGATTTATGACGGTGAAGGTAATCCGGTTGGATCTATTTCTGAGTCTAATGGCAGGCAAACCAAAACCACGCTAGAAGTTGATGGCGAAGGCAATCCTGTTGGAGCGGTATCAGAAGCGATTAATTAATGAAGACTTTGGGTGAATTATACGACGCAGGGATGGCGTATGTGGACGACGATCCAGTAGCTAGAACACTAAAAAACGTCATGACGGAGATACCGCAAGGAGCCTATCAAGCAGGCAAAAAAGTATGGGACGGAATGCACCCAATGGATCAGGTTGCACTAGGAACATCCCCCGTACCCATAGTGGGCGACCTGGCCGGACTTGTCGCAGATGCAAGAATGTACACGCAGGAACCCGACACAAGAACATGGGGAAATGCAGCTTTGTCTGGATTGGGGTTATTGCCTTTTGTGCCCAACGCCGGAATGGTCAAAGCCTTTCACGGCACACCCCACAAAGTCGATAAATTCAGCATGGACAAGATAGGCACAGGAGAGGGCGCGCAGGCTTATGGGCATGGATTGTATTTTGCTGAGTCTGAGGATGTTGCCAAGAATTATGCTCCACGTAATTTTGACTATGAAGATGTTTTGCAGAAGAAGTACAAACAAGCGGAGGCAATGCAAGATTACGAAACAATGGAGATATACGAGAATGCTATGCAACACGAAAGCCCCGCACAAATGCTTGAAAGGTATAGCGTAGAGGCAGGGTATGAACCTGAAAGCGTAGAGAGAATACACAGAACAATTAATGAAGATTTTGCCCCAACTTATGCGGAACACAACCAAAACCTCTACAACGTAAACCTTGACGTAGAACCCGAAGACCTCCTAGATTGGGATGCGCCTTTGAGTGAGCAGTTAGTCAAAGAGATACAACAAGATTTTCCATCATATATGGCATCTGGTATGCCTAACAAGCAAGTCAAAAACCCTGACGCTTATTATTTCTTGTCGGAGAAGTTGGGCGGCGATGCGGCAGCAAGCCAATACCTGAGAAACAAAGGCATCCCCGGCATTAAATACCTCGATGGCAATAGCAGAAGCGTAGGTGAAGGCACAAGAAACTTTGTCATTTTTGATGAGGAATTGATTGATATAGCAGAATAACAAGCAGTACAGCTACCTATGGCTCCATAGGGATCATTCTAGGCTTAACGCCTTGAGGTAATACCATGACAGAAGAAACTACTCTGGAAACAGAGGAAACCGTCGCGCCTGACAGCGAAAACGAGGATTCGACAACCTCAGAAGAAGTGACCGAAGTTGAAGAGACTACGGAAACGGAAGATACCACCGAGGAAACTGAGGAAGAGGTTGAAAAACCAAAGCCTAAAAGTAAAGGTTTCCAGAAACGGATCAACAAGCTGACAAGGGAGAAGCGAGAGCTTGAGTCACGAATACACGCAATTGAGCAAGATCGAAACCAACCAAAAGCAGATCCTGTTGAAGCGCCAAACCGTGATAGTTTCGATAGTTACGAGGACTTTTTAGAGGCGAAAGCAGAGTATATTGCCGAAAAGAAAGTATCCGAGCGACTAGAGAAAGCGCAAGCTAAGCAGCGAGAAGATTCTCATCGTACAGAGCAGACTAAATTGCTCGATGGATGGGAGGATAAAAAGGACGACGCTAGAGAGCGGTATAACGACTTTGATGATTTAGTGGAAGGGTCAGATGTCCCTGTTACGCCGTCAATGAGTCAAGCCCTTTTAGAGTCTGACATAGGCGCAGATATAGCCTATTACCTCGCTAACAATGAAGACGAAGCGATAAAAATCACTAAGTTTTCCCCGTCGCGTCAGTTAGTCGAGATTGGCAAGCTTGAAGTCAAAGTACAAGCCAGTTTAGACGCACCAAAGAAAAAGGCACCTAGTAAAGCACCCGACGCAATCAAACCCACCAAAAAGAAAGCGCCCACTGGTTCAGATTTACCCAGTGACAGCGACTCGATGGATGATTGGGCGAGAAAGGAGAGGGAGCGAATAAATCGCAAGTTTGGCTAGGTATTAACCACCACCAAGATGAAGGATATTTTATAAATGGCTAATACAATTTTAACTCCAACGGCGGTGACTCGGAAAGCTCTGATGATCCTCCACCAAAAGTTGAATTTTGTAGGTTCCATCAATCGGCAGTATGACGATCAATACGCGACGTCAGGCGCAAAGATTGGTGATTCCCTCAAGATTCGTTTACCCAACCAGTACACAGTACGCACCGGCGCGACATTAAGCGCACAGGACACCACTGAAAGCTCAACCACTTTGCAGGTAGCAACGCAAAAGGGTGTTGATGTGAACTTCACATCGGCTGAACTGACAATGGATATGGATGATTTCTCAGAAAGAGTCCTTGAGCCAGCAATGGCTGTTCTTGCCGCTAACATCGAAGCCGATGCGTTCACTATGTACAAAGAAGTGTACAACCAGGTCAATAACAACGGCTCATCGGCGACTTTCGCCACCTTAATGGGTGTTGAAAAGAAGCTAACTGATAACTTGGCTCCTACGTCAAACCGTTGTGTCCATTTTGACACGCAAGCAAACCTCGATTTAGTAGACGCTCTCAAAGGTCTATTCCATGATTCCACCGCGATTAAGAAGCAATACCGCGAGGGTATGATGGGTACAACCGCAGGTTTTGGTGATGTGTACAGGTCTACGCTTGTTCCTACTCATACCTCTGGTACTGATGACGGCACAGGTGATTATCTGGTAGATGGCGCGGCTGAGTCTGGCGCGGCAATTACTATTGACACTGGCGCAGGTACGCTTGTTGAGGGCGATATCATCACGATTGCTGGTGTAAACCGCGTGCATCCTGAAACAAAGGCCGACACTGGCGCTGTTCAACAGTTTGTTGTGACCGCAACCACAGGCACATCAGCGACATCTGTCAGTATCTCCCCGTCTTTGACGGCGACAGGTGCGACGCAGAACGTGACCAATGTCCCCGCTGATAACGCGATTATCACAAAAGTAGGCGGCGCTAGCGCAGCTTATGATGTGTCAATCGGTCATCACAAGGATGCGTTTGCGTTTGCTACGGCTGACTTGATTAAACCTAACGGCGTGGATTTCTGTGCCCGTGAAGTTTATGACGGTATCTCAATGCGTGTTGTACGTGACTATGACATCAACAACGATAAGTTCCCTTGTCGTCTGGACATTTTGTACGGCAAGAAAGCCATACGTCCTGAGTTGGCTACACGTTTCGCAAATAACTAAGCGTTTTAACCTTTTGGGAGGGGCAACCCTCCCTTTTTAGGAATAATTATGGCTAAAGTAACTAAAAAGAAAGCACCAAAGAAAGAGCCGGTATTAATGGCTTTAAAAGGCGGCGACAAGAAAGAAGTGCCTGCTGAGAAGGTCGAAAGAATGTTAAGCATGGGATACGAGATCGTTGACAACAGCTAACGACTTAATTGCTCGGTCACTTCGTATTGCTGGTGCTTTGGGCGCTGGTGAAACGATGGACTCTGATGAGGCCGCAGACGGATTAACAGCGCTTAACACAATGCTGGATTCATGGCGCATTAAGCGGGCTATGGTCTATCACATTAAGGAAGAGGAGTTTACCCTTGTAGCTGGTCAGTCTGTTTATACCATCGGTACGGGTGGGAATTTCAGTACCACACGGCCAGATAAGATTGAATACGCCTATATTCGTGAGAATGGCAATGATTACTATATGGAGGTGGTCACTGTTGACGCGTTTAAGCGCATTACAAATAAAACTGTGTCATCTGATTTGCCCGATCACCTTTACTACGAAACTGAATACCCTTTAGGTAAAATACATATCTACCCTGAACCATCACAAGCGAATCTTATTTACCTGAATACATGGCAGATATTACAAAGTTTCGCCACATTGACGGAAGAAATTGCTTTGCCTCCTGGTTATGAAAGGGCGATTGTTTACAACTTAGCGGAAGAGATTGCGCCCGAGTTTGGCGTAGAGCTATCAGCGGGGGCCAGTAAGATAGCGAATGAGTCAAAGCAAAACCTAGTGCGCATTAATGCGCGGCCTGTTATTGCCAAGATAGACTCAGCCATCACCGGAAGAGGTGACAGATACAACATTTACGGTGACGTGTAATGCAGTCTCCTTTATTTGGTGTTGGATTACAGGGCAAGTCGCCGGTCATCACGTCGCAAAGACGATTAAACCTGTATTACGAATTCCAGAAAGACCAAGACAGGACGATGGTCTCTGTTCATGGCACACCAGGACTTGAATTGTTTAAAGATCTGGGCGATACGCCTATACGTGGACTGTTTGAAAAAGGTGAATTTCTTTACGCGGTACACAGGGGCACTTTCTACGAGATCAATAACGCTGGTGTAGCGACATCAAGAGGTACAATAAACACCACTTCCGGTAAAGTGTCGATGGCAACAAACGGTACACAGATAATGTTGGTTGACGGGCTGGATGGGTGGATTTACACCATTTCATCCAATGCCTTTGCAGAAATAACAGACGGCGATTTTCCGGCAAATCCCGAAACTGTCACTTACCAAAACACTTATTTTATTGTGTCGATTGCCGGATCTCAGCGATTCTACATATCAGCAGCGAATGACGGCACAGCATGGGACGCCTTAGATTTTGCCAGTGCTGAGTACGATCCCGACGATATTGAAAGAGTTTACGCAGATTCGGCTGAATTAGTCCTGTTTGGCGAGCGATCAACAGAGTTTTGGGCAGATTCAGGGGCGACCGATTTTCCTTATACAAGGATGCAGGGCACCCAAAATGAATGGGGTCTGGCGGCTAAATGGTCGTTAGCTGAGTACGATAACTCACTCGCTTATCTAG